CGTTTAAGAGCTTCACCTGCTGTCATCATACACCGCATAGAGGGCATAACATCTAAATTATATATAGCGTTATATAGTTGGGCTGCATCTTCTTTATTTATTTGTCCTCTTTCCTCAAAGAAATTAACATAGCGACTTACTGTTTCACTCCAAGTCTCTCGTCTATTTTCTTCAGGAATCCAACGAGCATACCTACTCTTGTGAATAAATTGCTGGTACTTGTCCATCACTTTTCCTTTTTATTTGTTTGTGTTCTGATGCAGAGCGTGACTTTTTAAACTTTTTCTTACGATCAAACCTATCACGCCTTGCATTTTTTCTTTCGTTAGTCATTTGATTCTACAATTTCTACTATTTTATTAAGATACCAAATAGCTTTTCTAGCATCTTCTATAGTTTTACCTTTACTAAACAATCTAGATCCAGTATATTTTAGTACGTTACCATGACAATACATTAAAGCTCCATGAGTATCTAGAACATCTACTATATAATCTATGGTTTCTATATTGCCTTTATTATAATGTGGAGGATGATTAACAGCTTCAGTAATAGCATCTGAGGCTTTATCCCAACCACCAGTATGTGCGTATACCATTTTATCGTTATCAGTACCATTACCTGTTGTTAAAGTATACTCTGATTTACTTGGTGCGGTTACCGCCATTTGATTTCTCCTCTAAAAATTGTTCGTGTTTAAATTTTAAGTTTATCCACTCATCAGGTAAAGTATCCTGAGAGTACCATTGAAATCCATGTGACCAAGCCCATTCACCGTGGCTTCTTTTAGTTCCGTCTTTACGTCTTTTAGCTTGAGGCATTGGTGCGGAAGGATTAGCAAATAAAAAAACTAATTCCATATTTTTAGGTAGCATTTTTTTTATCCAAGGATATTTATTGTACTCATTGTACTCCCAAAACCTTCCTTTAGATTCTAAAAGAATAATTTTCTTTCCTATTTTTCTTACGAAATCAGGATGATATTTATGCTCTACGATATAAGAAATTATTTTATCTGAAGGATGGTGTTTCCAATCTGATAGAAGACCTTTATGAAGAATATATTCCCAATTTGAATCATAACCTGCAACCAAATCTTTTTCTTTAGGTCTTGGCTTTCTTCTTTTTCTAGTACCGCTTTTAACTGCCGCCATAAATATACCCCTTATAGTGAGTATTAAAATATTCATAATTAATTTTATTTATGTCGTGTCCATCTTTTATCATTTTCTTTAATGTTTGATATGTCCACCTCTTGCTAAACATTCCTAACATATAAGTTTTATGATTTACTACATATTCAAGTTCAGGGAGATATGTATCTATATTAGATGTTGTTATTTTTTTAAACTCCTCTTCTGATACTAAAGTTTGTAGCCACTCAAAAAGAATAGCGTTTGTTTTTTTTCTTATTTTTTTGAAAGTTTTACTGTTCATGTAATCTCTTGGACTTTAGGAAGTGACATAATTTTAGTGAAATATGTTTGCCCCTTAGAGTATTTAAAAACTCTTAAACCTTCACCATCATTAGCATCTTCATGGCAAATAAATTTATGAGGACAATAGGTGCAGATATTAGGTAGTTTCATATTACCTTTAGCACCTTCGGGTATAGGATTATAGCATCTTTCTGGAGGGGAGTCAAGCTTTAAACTATGTTTAATGTTTTTAATTTTATTTTTAATATTAGGTTTATCTATATCGTCAGGTTTAAATAAACAAAGTTCCCCTGTCTCTTTATTTATAACTAAGAAGCCTCCGTTATTTTTCTTTAAGGCTTCTTCGTATCCAGCAAGCTGAGACAAATATCCAAAGCTATCGTTTTCTCCTAGTGTTCCATCAGAAAACTTTTTAAAAGAAAACTTAGATGCTGATTTTATATCTACAACTTCTCCATCAATTACACAATCAATATGACCTTTAACCCCTGATACAGATACTTCTTTTTGTTCATCTTCTATTGTATGTCCTGCAAGTCTAACCAACATTAATAGAACTTCTTCTAGTAGATGCCCATATAAAAATTTTATCTGTACTGATGGGTGGGGTTTAGGGGGTTCTGATTCTAGCTTTATATCATACCATAGCTGACGTAAAGGCTTTCCTATATTGCTCATTCTTATTCCTTTGTTTTGCTTTCTAGGACTAGCCCAATGTATAAGAGCTTTTGCAATATTAGATCCAAACTCATCAGCCATTTCTTTAGTTATATTTAAATCTTTATTATGATTTAAATTATCTAAAAGATTATAGATGTCTGGAACAAGTGTATCAATTTTTTTAGAATAGTTCAAGCTGCTTTCCTTTTATATAATTAGGCTTTGCACGATGATTAATAAATTTAAGCTTTCTTGTTTCAGAATTATAGTGTAGATACTGAACTCCAAGTTGTTTCTGTGTTTTAGATCTTGAAGAAAGTCTTCCATCTTTATAAGATTTAACATCTATTAATTTAACATTGCCTTCTTTATCAATAGCTACCATATCTATTGGGCCTGTGCTACCGCAATTTTTAAATACTTGATAATCTTTATCCCACAAATAAGTTATAGCATAATGTTCTGCCATGTCTCCAACTCTGCTAGGGTCGTTGATTTTTTTCATAGTGATTTCCTTAGTGTGTTCCACTCCAGTTATTTCCAATTTTATATTCTCCATCTAAAGGACAGTTTAACTTTAAAGCAGTTGCAGCGTTTTGAATTGCCAATACACCCATCTTACCTACTTCTTCAGCGTGTTCTTCTGGTACTTCTACCTGCCACTCATCGTGTACATTAGCGACAACATTAACATTTAAGTCTTTAGTATAGTCTAAAAATAACAATAATGCTTGCTTCATGGCTATTGCCCCTGCACCTTGTAATAAAGTATTCAAGGCTGAGTGGCTACTTCTAATCCATAGTTTCCTACCGTCTAGCCCTTTGATAGATCCTTTTGACGATGCTCTCGACACCCTATTCGTAAGATGTTTAAATGATGGGAGAGAATGTAAGAAAGATTCTCTAAGCTGTCTACCAAGCTTGCTACCTCCTCCTGCCACTGTTCCAAGTTTAGCATTTGCTGCTCCGTATATAAGTGCATAGATGAATGTTTTTGCCTGATTTCTAGATTTAAGTCCTGCAAGCTTCTGATTAGTGGTGTGTATGTCTCCGTTAATGATTTCATTTATATACTCCTTATCGTCCATATAATGTGCAAGCAATCTTAATTCTAACTGAGATGCATCAATACCTACAAGTTTATAGCCTTCAGGTACAGTCCAACAAGCTCTGCACTCTTTCCCATACTGAGCCGAAAGACTAGGGATCTGTGCGGTGTTTGGATTAGAATGTGTCATGCGGCCTGTAACTGCACCATTAGAATTGACATAGCCTCTAACTCTATCATCATGTTTAACTTCTTTTAACCAACTTGTTAGCTGCGCTATTCTTTTCTGTAACATTAAATACTTTGCAATAAGTTTAGCTTGTGGAATACTATCTATTTTATTTAATACCTTTTCATCAACCATTGGCTGACCTGTAGGTGTAAACTTATCTGGCTTCCATCCAAAGTCAATAAGATATTCCCCTATCTGTTTACGAGATCCCAAGTTAAACTCTGTAGTAATTGTTCTTGTTGTTTTAGAATTCTTAGATATTTCTTCGTATTCTTCAGGAGTAAGACGAAGCCTTTTGTTAAGCTCTCTGCAAAAACCAAACTTAGAAAGCTTACCATCATTATTATACACAGATCTTAAAGTATATGTTTCTTCTTTAGGCTTGAACTCTTTTCGGACTTCTTTTGAAGTAGCTGTTAGCTCGTCCAATAAATGAGCATTAAGTAATGTACATTCTTTAACATCTAAAAGAAACCCATGTGTTCTCATTTCATGTACGGCTCTAGCAACAGCGTGTTCTAAAGATATAGACTTAGAAGAAAATCCCTTACTTTCAACAGCCAACCTTCTGTATACTTTATAATTAAGCATTACATCGTTAATACAATATTGTAACATTTCTTTGCTGTACTTTTCAAAGTCTTTAAACTCTTCCTTTCGATGTCCTAACCTATAACCCCAAGCTTCTAGGCTGTGGCTCCCTTCTCTGTTAGGATTAAATAATCTAGACAAAACTAAAGTATCTCTTATTATTTTATTTTCAATAAGATCTACACCATACAGCTTTTCAATTACTGGAATATCAAAGCCTAGTATATTATGTCCTATAAGTTTATTAGCTTTAGATAAATACTCTACCCCCGATTCAATATTGTCAGGCCCAAAAGAACTTACTTCTTTTTTATCTACATCATACGCTACTATGCACCATATTTTAGTGGCATCAATAGCGTCTGTTTCAATATCAAATAATAAATTCACAATACAGTTCCATCCTCTTCTATGTTAAATTCATCTTCTTCATCAAAAATTTCTTTTAATCTTCCTGTATCTTTATCATACAACAAATGTGTAGCCATTCCTACATCTCCTGTATATCTAGATTTTAAAACTCTTAGATGTGTAGTATTAGCTTCAACATTATCTTCAGACTGCTGGTTTCTTTCTATCGCAATAACACAGTCGCTTAACTGTGCAATACTTTGAGATCCTCTAAGGTGCGATAAACCAACTGTAACGCCTTGTTCATGTCCTTTGTTACCTTCAATTCTCCTTAGATGAGATACAAGTATTAGTCCTGCGTTTGTTTCTTCTACAAGAGATCTTAGTCTAGTCATAATATTATCAATAGATCTTCTCTCATCCCCACCCTCAAGAGCAGATGTTAGCATCGCAAGATGGTCTACAACAACCCACTTACAATCACATCCTTGTATCATATATCTAAGTTTAGCAAAGATCTCTTCAATATCGTGCTGACCTAAATGTGAGTAGATCCACAAACGATTTTTAGCTACGCCATTAATTAAATTATTATGGTGCTTTCTCCACTCTTCTTCAGGATACTCTTCTCTTATTTGAGAAATATATAATTTTGTATTGGCTTCTATGGAAACTAAACCATCTATAGTTCTTTCTTTGTTTTCTTCTAGAGCTAGAATACCTACTCTATCGTCAGTATTTTTTAACAGCCAGTGTTCAAGCTCTCTAGTTATACTTGATTTACCTAGACCAGTTCCTCCAGTTAAAGTTACAAGCTCCCCTCTACGAAGACCATAAAGTTTATTATTTAAACCTTCCCAAGGATAGGGGATACACTTTTCTGTTTTCCTATTGAAATAGGCTTCTCCCATATCAGAAGCATTAATAATACCTGAAGGAGTATATGTCTTAGCGTTCCACCAAGCTTGAACATAAGCTTGTCTACTTCCATTTTTAAGGATATCATTTGGATCTTTAAACTGATCTGGCATAGAAAGTATTTTAGCTTTGCCCGGCTTGAACACCCTAGCAATCTTTCTAGCGGCCTCGTTTCCTGCCCTGTCATTATCAAAGTTTATAACAATACAATCAAAAGATTCTAAAAAATCTAAGTTTTCTTTCACATCTTTAACAGCACCAGAAGCCCCATTCTTTACTGAAACTACAGGCCACTTAGACCCTAACAATTCATAAGATGCTAGGGCATCGCACTCACCTTCTACTAAAGTAACAAACTTACCTCCAGTTTGAAATAACTGTTGCCCAAATAAACCTGTACCTCTAGGCGACCCCTTCCAAATAAATTCTTTTGTGCTGCATTTTCTTGCTTTAATCCCTACCAATTCATTATTAATAAAATAAGGATAATAATGTTTATCTATTTTTTCTCCAACCATATGTGCTTTAACACCATATCTTTGACACGTTTCTTTGGAGATTCCTCTATCCTTTAACTCTATACAAACTCCATCATCGTTAAACATAGATGGCCTATCATAATCTTTTATTGGTTTAACATTTGAATCCATCTCACCGTCCTTATAATAATTTTGAA